ACCGCCGCCTACCGCGCATGGAAGACGTATCCAATCCTGATAATCCGCATTTCCATCAGCCACCCGACTACACGGGCGTTGACAGTATGCACAATCCAAACCGCGCCGAAGAGTTCGGAACCTCCGATATTGAGGTCCACCTTTCACGGCAAACACCGAGGGCCGACAATGGCGATTAAGAAGCGTTCAACCCTACCCGATCCATCCCTTGCTACCGAGGCGTCAACTCACGAGGATGACCACAAGTCAGCGCGTCACCCGCACCTACAAGGGCAGCGCGGTTTCATCTATCAGTTCATCCGTGCCAACTCGCTATGCACACGAGAGGACGTAGCCAAGGGGTGCGGTCTCAAGTCGTCAACAGCAACGGCACGGGTCAAGGAACTCATAGACGAGGGGTACGTCATTGAACCCGGCGACGTTAAGCTGAACACGTCCAACGTACGGGCCAAGTGCCTGCTAGCTTCCAGCCGAAACGCCGGGGGCAAAGCACTCGACAAGGTGCGCGTCGAGGTACGCCTTACAATCGATTGCAACGGGGTCTACGGGGCCACTGCGCATGTCGTCGGGGGCGGCGTACAAGCGGGCCACGCAACGCCTATTGCGTCCAAGCGCCTAACCCTAACCGCACCCCATCCTGACACGTACGAGGTCTCTACGGACGCTCCTACGGTCTCCCGTGTAAGCCGTGCGGACACCCAAGCCCACGCCGACCTAATCCTTGACGCGGACTTCATTGTCATAAATGATTGATAATCGGCGGATGCCCGCCTATACTCATGGTTGAAAAACAATACATGAGGTAACGGGCGCATGTCCTCCAATCCACCTACCACCCCAACTTTGCACACGCTTTCGGTTCTAGGGGTCCGAGATTTCAAGAACAAGCTGTACAAGAATACCGACTACGTTTCCCGCACAATGGATAAGCATATCGCTATGCTTGACCTGACCTATGCCGACGTTGCCGTCGTCACGGGCGGTGCGGGGGGCGTAGAGCGCATGGTCGTGGATTGGTGCGAAGCCCATGACGTACCCTGCCGAACCATCCCCCCTAACATTGAACAGCACGGTCACTACCGCGCCTTTATGATCCGTAACAACCACGTTGTGAGCGACGGCGACGAACTCATAGCGTTCTGGGATGGATGCATAGAACTGACAACCCAAGCGTTTATTAACGCCGCATTCCAGCAGCGTAAGACAACGATCTACCCCCTCATTTAAGGTATACCCAATGGCCGATAAAAAATGGCAGCACCGCGACGTGCAAGCCCCGCGTCTTCGCATCTTGATCGATCCTGTCTATGTCCAGATCGCCAACCTGTCTTCGTCCTCGACCTACAACAAGTACGTGTCGATGGTGCGGGAACTGGTAAGCCGTGGACACTTCGTTTACTGGATGCTGCCCGACGTTCCCTACGAACCAAACGAGATTGAGGATCACCCCAACGTAGGCATCATCCGCACTACGTATATCCAAGACCAATTCGTTGTGGATGGTCTGGTTACCGACAGCTTCTTCAACATGTTCAACCGCATCGCGGGCAAGTACCATATCGATGTGGTCTGCACCTCGCGCACCGGGGCCGCGTCTATGATTAAGCGTACGCTAGAAAGCCCTCGGTTTCACGACAAGGGCGGAAACTACACCGACAAGCACTACGGCCTGCCAATGGTAGTCATCGAAGAGTTCCCCCAAACTCCCCAACGTTCGCATGTCGGAGAAGCGTACTGGCTCAATCAATGCCAAGGCTACCTCACTGCGGACGCCACCATCTTTATCTCTGACCACAACCGATCCGAAGTCACGCAGGCTATGGGCGGCATCTACACGAACAGCACCATTAACAAGTTCGTTGATAAGTCGATCATCACGCCGTCCGGTATTGAGATTGCCGAACTAGATAAGATTTACGAGCCTGACCGCTGGAAGGTTGAAAGCCAATTCCGCGTAATCAGTGTCGGGCGCATCATGGGCGTATCGTACCGGGAGCAACTGGCGTGGTTCGACTACCTCTACAAATCCGGCATGGACGCGAAGCTGATCGTATCGCTATCGGGCAAGCTCGGCGGGCCTATGAAAAAAGCCATGACCAATCTCGGCGTGGTCTTTGACGAAAACAATCCTCAATTCCAACTGATCGAAAACAACCCGCGCAAAAACTTCCTTAAGCTACTGCGGACCTGCCAAGCGGGTATCGCCCCCATGTCACACCTCGACTGCCCTGTGGGCCTCTCGGAAGCGATCTATATGGGCGTCCCGCTTATCATGCCTGTGGCGGACTACCAGAAAACATTCTTCCCTGACTACCCGTTCGTTATCAAGCCGTCTGACAAAGCGGCATTGCTGATGCACCTCAAATACATCAAGGACGATCCGCAGCGGGCGCGGGACATGATAGAACCTTGGCGTCAATCGATTGCAGCGACCTTCAACGCCCCGGTCAATATCAAATCGATGTGCGACGATCTGGAAGCGGTAGCCCGCAAGCCCCTGCCCAAGTTCAAAACCAGCGGGGCTATCCTTGGATTTATCGAAGAGCTTAAGGGTGAGCGCTACACCTTCGGCGATATTGTGGAATACCTGCGCGAGTGCGGCACAATGGGTATCAGCATCGGTGATCTAGGCATCCGTGCAACGTGGACGTACGGGCGCGGCACTATCCACCACTCCATGCGCTACTGTGGCTACGTCGATACGTGCGAGGGGCCAGACGAGGTATTCGTTCGCAAGGACGTGTACGAGCGCGAACAACTGGAAAGCGCGGCCCCGGTCAAACGCAAGGGCGGCATCAAGAAGAGGAAAATCGCATGAGACTTCCCGGCACCTCCCGCGATCTAAAGACCGTAGAGGCTCACCTAGAGCGGGTCCGCAAGAACGCCATCAATCTATACAAGTTCCGGTCTATGGACCTCACTAAGATGGACGGTTCGCAGATCGTGGGGCAATCCTCCATGCTTGCCGACATACGGCACGACTTGTGCGTCATGCGATCAGCCGTGGAAGCCTACGAACGTAAAATGGCTATCGTGCAATCGATTGCAAGCTCTGACCCTGAAACCTTCGCCGCTACCCTTCGGGAAATGGCTCAACAAGCATTGGACCAAAAATGAAGCCCGCAATCAAAAAGAAGCCCGCCCCGAAGCCCTCCGAGCTAAAGGTATTCGACATTCCCGTCGCCGATCTTATCCCCGACGAGGATAACCCTAACCAGATGGACGAAAGCACGTTCGATCAACTGGTAGAGGAAATCCGCGAACAGGGCTTTGACGAACCCGTCCTAGTGCGGCCTCACCCCACCCTCGCGGGCAAGTACCAGATTGGCTCCGGTCACCACCGCGTGAAGGCCGCAACCGTCCTCGGTATGGAAACCGTGCCTGCTATCGAAAAGCATTGGACAGACCGCGAACAGAAGGTCGCTCTAACCAAGCGCAACGTCCTGCGCGGTAGCATGGACAAGACCAAGCTCGTTAAGCTGTACCAAGACCTAGCCAAGGGACGCGACCCCGTGCAGGTTCAGCGCGAACTCGGCTTTACCGACCAGAAAGCATTTGAGAAAATGTACGATCAAGCGCGGGCATCACTGCCACCCAAAGCGCAGAAGCGGTTGGACGCGGCCAAGGAAACGATCAAGTCCGTGGACGATCTGTCGTCGGTCCTGAATACGATCTTCAAGGAGAGCGGTTCGCAGCTTGACGAGGGCTACATGGTCTTCTCATTCGGCGGGAAGAAGCACCACTATATCCAGATCGACAAGGACACCGAAGAGTTGCTTTCCGAGATTAAGGCAACCTGCGAAAGCAAGAGCATTCCTTACCGGGAAGGGCTGAAACAAATCCTGAAAATCGGCTTTGTGCCGGAGCGTTTGTCAAAACCCGCTGAAAGTGCTAAAAGCAATACGAAGGCGAAAGCCCCGGTCAAGAAAAAACCCACAGCAAGGAAGTAAGACATGGCGAGTTCCGTACGCAAAAAGCGCCTTGTTCGCAAGGTGAAGGTCCAAGGACAAGAGACAGCCTCCGAGCGCCAGATGCGGACGGCAACCCGCTTTATCATGGACAACCGCCACTACGACACGATTGTAGGGATGCTCCGCAAGGGTATCCCTAACAGCAAGATTGCTGAATGGGCCGTGGTCAAGGGCGTCTTCGATTGCAACCAGAAAACGGCGGTGGGCTACCTACAGTACTTCCGCCGTTCCCAGCCGGGGCTATGCACTCCGGTAATCACGCACGAGGACCGCGAGACAATCCCAGAGACGGGGTTCGGCTACGACAATCTGTTTGACGCCAACAACCTTATCGTGGACGAAGAGACCGAGCTAGTACGGCTGATCGCCTTACAGCAAGCCCGCCTCGGCATCGGCTTCAAGAACGAGCGACAGCTTAACATGCTTATGTCCACGAACCGCCGCGAGGTAGAGGAACTGCGGAGCCTGCTTATGGACCTAGCCAAGCTGCGCGGCAAATGGGGCGCGTCTATCGACGTTAACGTTAAGAACTATAACGCGGGCGTGATGGACGATCTTAAGGGTATCCAACAGGACGAGGGTCAACGGCAAACCATCGCTACCCTAGTGTCCGATCTGCAAAAGGTTGTAACAACGTGAACATGCCTATCCGCCGTCCAAAGCTTAAGAAAGCCTATACCCGCTCAGGTGGTTTAATCCGGCTGGCGGATAAGCCCGTACAATCGATTGCAAGCGTAAGCGAAGCGGAGCTTATCAAAGAAGTCGATATTCAAGATACCATCCGTGCGCTGCAAGCCGAAATATCTGGCCTGACTGATCCCTTACTAAAGGAGCAATTCGGCCACGCCATGACAGAGGTTGCCAAGGACGGTAACCTCGAACACATGCTAGAGCTTGCCCGCTATCGCCGGGGCGTCGTTCCTATGGACGAGTTCTTGCACTCGCAAACCTATCTGGGCATCGCAGAGGACGAACTCTATCCAGCGGTTATGCAAACGCTAATCGCCGTGGAAAGCGAACAGTACGTGGAAGCCGTGCTTAAGGGTTCTATCGGTATTGGTAAAACGACTGCGGCCAACATCAGCATCATCCGGCAGATTTACAAAATCTCCTGTATGCGAAACCCGCAACAGACGTTCGGCCTACAGCGCCACTCGTCTATCGTGTTTACCATTCAGTCGGTGCGTCTATCCACCGCAAAGAAAGCCGTCTTTGACGAACTCGGAAAGTTCATCCACAACTCGCCATTCTTCAATGAGATTTATCCGTACGACAAGCGGGTGCAATCCTCTATGATGTTCCGCGAACACCACGTACAGCTATTGCCTGTATCGTCGTCCGACACGGGCGCAATCTCCATGAACGTCATCGGCGGAATGCTTGACGAAGTTAACTTCATGGAACGGGTCAAAAACTCGAAGAACGCCAACGCCGCAGAGGGCGGGGAATACGATCAGGCCAAGACGCTATACCAAACCCTGTCCAAGCGTCGTCGGTCCCGCTTTCAGAACATGGGTAAGCTCCCCGGTACACTGTTCCTTGTGTCGTCTTCGCGCTACCCCGACGACTTCACCGAAGAGAAGGCCAAGGAAGCCACGATGTGCGGCGGCGAAGACCCCGGCGTATTTGTGCTATCCCAATCCCTGTGGGAAGGCCGTGGCCGTGACAAGTACCTGCCCGAAAACTTCCGCGTTGTCCTAGGCGACGAACGCCTGCGCCCTCGCATCCTAGCCGCCAACGAAGCGGACCCCGAAGGCACCGAAGTTATCGAAGTACCAGTGGACTTGAAATCGGAGTTCGAAAAGGATATTGGTGGTGCAATTCGAGACTTTGCGGGCCGCACCACATTGGCAAGCCGTCCGTTCATCCACAACCGCGAAGCACTGCACGAATGCATGTCCTTGGCGGACCAATACGCCTACCAGTCGGCAGGCACCCTAAACGAAATCGATTTGGAAGTTCAGCAACTACAAATCGATCCATCACGAGTAAGAACAGACGTACATCAAATCAGGGTCGCACACGTTGACCTTGCGAAGACACGAGACAGCGCGGGCCTAGCTATTGGGCATGTCGCTGGTACTCGTACCCAAGAGAAGATTAACCAAGTGACCGGGGAACGCACAGTAGAGGTGCTACCTGTAATCGCTTATGATATGATCCTGCGGATTAATCCTCCGCGCAATGGGGAGATTGATTTTGCTAAAATCAGACAAATCTTGTACGACCTCCGAGATATACATGGACTGCCTATCAAAGTCGTTACAACTGATGGCTTCGAGTCCACCGACTTCCGTCAAATCCTCGCCAAGAAGGGTTTCGCCACCGAGTACCTTTCCGTTGACCGTACGACACAACCTTATCGCACTTTGCGTGACGCTCTCTATGATAAGCGTATCCTACTTCCACGGCACCAAACTCTGATCACGGAACTTACAGAGCTTGAGTACATGGAACACGGATCGAAAGAGAAGGTCGATCACAAGCCACGGGGTTCGAAGGACGTTGCCGACGCAGTATGTGGCGTAGCCGCTTATCTGCTCACACGTCGCCAGACATGGAAGCAACAGCCGACATTCCGAGGTGAGCGCGGGCTTATGCTACACGGCCACCGGACGGGCATGGGATCGGTACAGCTTGAGGAGCTTTCGGATAAGGAAATTGACGAGAGGATCGGCAGCGGACGCAAGACGGTTAAACGCCGCTCGGTATCCAGAATGCGGACCCGCCGAACATCAGTCGAATAAGCTTTAGAGCCGCCCCTCGTGGGCGGTTCTTTCGTTAATGACGTAGATCATCCCCTTGCACCTACTGTCCGTATGCGGTATGCTCAAAGCATCGCAACACCTACGGAAACATTCACAAATGCCAATCAAGAAGCGCCCCGCGCGGCCTATCAAGCGCAGGGTCAAAACACCGCCACCCCGGCCCCGCTCCACCATTGAAAACCTTGCACTCATGGGCAAGCTACTCAAAGAGGGTCACGGCACCGAGGAACACGCCCGCATCTATATGACCGGGATGGGCCAAATCCAATTCGGTCGCCTGCAATCGATTGCAAGGTTAGCGCAAGAGCGGCGTTCGTGGGATCACCTCGTCGGCAGCTACGCCCAAGCTATGTCGCTCTACGTGTTCGCCGGGATCATGTACGACCAATTCCCCGAATACCCACCCATTATGACTGACGGTGCTTTCGACAAGCTAGCGCGATGGTTGCTAAAGCATTGGGGCAATCTGCCGGATCAATTCAAATCGTGGTACAACATCACGTCTATGGGATTGGAAGCGGGCAGCGCCCTAGGCACCATCGCCGATCTTGAAATGCGTTATATAGTTCTGGCTGCAACCGGAACATTTATTGAGGAAACACAGCATGAGCGACCCGCAGTACTACGACGCAAAAAGCCTATCCGAGGAAAGCCGAAGCCATCGGGAACCGCTGGACGAACAACTAAAAGCCCTGTACGAAGAGTTGCAAGAGTTAAGCGGCCTAGCTCGTCTTAAGATGTTAAAGCGGATCGACCTGCTTACGCAGCAGCTTGATTGGCAGGGCGCGAATCCCAAGGTGATCCCTTTCGAGGAACTGCGCGATCATATCCGCAACAGCACCCACCTAGAGGACGGTATCGAAGCCAAGTACCAAGAGCGCATTAGTTCACGGGCCACAGGCATTCGGGCCTACTGCGTTTCGTGTCAGGGCAGCGATACAGCGGCGGTGCGTATGTGCGTATCACTATCCTGTCCGCTGCATCCGTTCCGTATGGGTAAAGACCCGCTGCGGGGCTGGGACATTCCAAAGGTGGAAATGCCCGTGCATGACGACATACACGACGGCATGGACGATAGCGCTTTCGAAGACGACGATACTGGTGACACCGATGCGAAAGAATGAGGCAGCATAATGGCTATTAAAAAACGTACGTCCGTACCCGATCCAGACGCAGCACCGATCAAGCAAGAGAAGCTGGTTATCGTAGCCAAGCCCAAGAAGCCCATTCCCCCGCAATCGATTGTAGCGGGAACCTACGGGCCGGATGCACCGGGGCCAGCGATACGACGCCTAGGACTTGTAGCGCTTTCCCTGCGGGCCGAAACGCCAGACGCGGACCTAACCATTCAGGACCGCGTAACGCTTATGCGAACGCCGTTCGACACTAAGAACATGCAAGAGCAACGGTATCGCAACCGTGTCCGCAATCGGGCTACCGCGATCACAGCCTTTTGCATCACTTGCGTCGGGGGCCGTAAAGCCGTCACCGAGTGCATCGATACTCACTGTCCACTTTGGAGTTTCAGATTCGGGAGTGACCCCTTTTATTCGAAGAGCAAGAAATGAAACTCCCAACGCCTAACCTATTCGACCTGATTGACAGCAAGCTACTCAAGGCTGTTCTCGTCGGCATAGCCATCATCCTCGCCGGGGCAGTATTAGCCCTCACAGTAATAACGGTATTGGTACTAGCCGTCATGCTAGGCGATGCAATGATGCAGGTTCATCCGTGGACCGCGTTCAAGGCTATATGGATCACATGCAGCGCCCTCATTACGTTCGGCGTGGTTTACACAAAGATTGGAAACTAATATGGGACACCAGCCTAGACCATTCTATCAGCATAATCCCGCCGTGCGACGTATGTATATCACCATGCTAACTGCGTGGTGGCTACTAGAGGTCATGTTTATCATGGCGATCTGGACGGGGGTCAATCTACTCTTCGCATGGGCGACGGGTAGTACCCATATGACTATGTGGTGGTACGACGTAGCGTGGACATGGATTATGATATGCACGGGCTTGCAACGGGCATTCACTATGCTGACCTCTGTCATGCGGCAAGAGATAAAGCGACTAGAGAATATCGCCGCCGCGCAAGAAACCCTCAAAGCACACATGGCCTACGTTAAGCGCAAGCAGGAAGAGGAACGTAACCGTGGCGATTAAGAAGCGACTAACCGACGAAGACCGCCTTGCCAAAGCTCTCGGCCATAACTGGCGGCGTATCCTGCGGCACGAATACCTAGCCGGGATGATCAAGTTCGGCGGCTACCCCACGGATACCCCTTCGATCAGGAAAGCGTTCGGGGCGGTCAATGCGTGGAAGGGTGCCAGCTATCCCGACAAGGTTTTCATCTACGTGCTGTGCAACTTGCTCTGGCGTATCAACGGATCATCCCCGCTATCAGACCCTAACTACGACAGGCTCGGTAAGCACCTAGCGGATAAGTGGGGCGACGTTCTATCGGCGGGCGTCATTTACTCGGACGTATTCATGTGGCAACTGCCCAAAATTAGCGCCTTTAAAGCGGGTACAATGCCAGCACCGCCACCCCTACGGCCACGGGTAGCGCCAAAGGCTTCTAGCACCCCTACCAGCGCTTCCCTGCCCCCTTCGCCGACCATCAAACCCCGCCCCAAGCGCAAACGGCTATAACTACAATCGATTGCACAGGTTAGGAGTTGCCGATTTAACCCCTTAAGCGTATAGTCATGCTAAATCTCAAGGAGAGCAGCATGGCTACGAAACGCAAGGTCAATATCCGCAAAGCCCCGGCTGCGGTTGCCCAAAAGAAAGAACGACGCGAACACCGCCACTTTGCGGGCGGTGTAATGGCGGAGGCTGGCACTACAGCTAGCGTCTCCGGCCTGCTCGATATGGTCAAACTCGACAAGGGTATCTTTGGCCTATTTGAGAGCGGCGGCGGATTGCACCACACCGTTATTCAGGGCGATGTGATGGATGCCAACGGTATCGACATTGTGGAACCCGTCTATTCGCACAAGGACTTGCTCAAGGTCTACATGTCGTCGTCCATCCTGCGCCAGTGCGTAGACGCGATGGTAACGAACATCGAAAGCTACGGCATTGACTTCGAATACATCGGCCCCCTCGGTGGAGAGGACGGGCGCGGCGCACTCAATGAGAAAGCCCGTATCCAACGCCTGTTAGCTACCCTGACCTCGGACGGGCGCACGATCCAAGCGCACCGGGAAAACAGCCGCGTGGATAAAGAGGTGCTGGGCGCACGTTGCTTTGAGGTTATCCGCGATGCTGCCGACCGCGTAGTCGCCTTCGATCACGTCCACACCAATACCATCCGCATGACCAGCAAGGAAAAGGAAGCGGTATACACCGTTGTTACCGATCCTGTTACAGGTGCGAGGAAAGAAACCCGCCGTCGCTTCCGTCGCTTTGTACAAATGGACAGGTACGGCAAGCGCACGTATTTCAAAGAGCTTGGCGACCCACGGCCCATCAGCCCCGAAACGGGCAAGGTCGATAACACTCTTGCTATCGAAGATCAGGCAACCGAAATCTTCTACGAGGGCATGTACTGCCCCGGCACCCCGCTTGGCGTTCCTCGCTGGGCTGGCGTTATCCCTGCGTTGCTTGGTTCGCGGGAAGCTGAAATGGTCAACCTCAATTTCTTCCGTGACAACGCGATCCCTGCTATGGCCGTTCTGGTATCGGGCGGCGCACTCACCGAAGAGAGCTTCGACAAGATTGACCAATACATCGCGGGCGTACGTGGCTCTGCATCCATGAACCGGATCGTCGTTATGGAAGCGGTATCGGACGGCGCAGAAGCATCCGCTATCGATGGCTCACTACCTGCCCCGCGTATCGACTTGAAGCCCATGCTATCCGAGCGCCAGCACGAGGGCCTATTCAAGGAATACATCAAGGACGGCGAACGCAAAGCCCGTATGACTTTCCGCCTGCCTCCGATCTACGTGGGTAGCGCCGAAGAGTACAACCGTGCATCCGCCTTTGCGTCCGTCCTCACAGCCGACCAGCAAATCTTTGTGCCGGAGCGTATGGCGTGGGATGAAATGTTCGAACGCGTTGTGCTAGCGTCCCACGGGTTCAAGTTCTGGCGCGTCCGTTCCAGCGGCCCCGGCCTACAAGACCCGCAGGAAGTAAGCCGTATCGTATCCACTCTGGGTAAAGAGGGTGCGCTTACCTCCAACGTCGCAATCAAAATCGCCAACCGTTATCTTGACGCGGACATTAAGCCTATCGCCGAGGAATGGGGCAACCTGCCTTTCGACGTTATCGTGCAATACATCAAGTCCGGTAAAACGATCAAGGGTCTGGACATTTTCGAGGAAGAACTCGAAACGGTTATCGATCCTCTGGAAGTGGACCCGCTCAATCCGCCGAAGGACCAAGCCGAGAAAATCCAGAAAATGCTGCGGGGCCTTCTGGACGACGTATCCGAAACCCTACAGGACCAGCTAGACGAAGCGGTTCAATCCTTACAATCGATTGCACGGGAGGAAGCATAATGCCTACAGCAGCACAACTCGTAGCCAAGGTATCCGGTAAGCGGTCCCAGACCGTAGCCGAGCTTCTGGTCAAATCTGCCAAGGGTCC